ACTGGGTACCACTCACCTGTTAATCCTCTTTTAGGGATCTTCCATGTTTGGCCTGTTTGTTCGGCCTTAAACGTTGGAGCTTGTTTCCTTGCCATCTTTATATCACACACAAATCAGTTTGTCAAGTTACTTTTTATACTTCTTCTGAGTACCGGGGTTGGAAGCACCACAAGCTACATAGCCGCCTTTGTTATAACCCATTTTCTTCTTCATAACTACTCCTCCTTCATTTGCTCTAAACTTAGCAGTCTTTTCTGCTATCTTTTTCGGTTGTTTAACAAACTGTTTACCGGACTTAGTGCCTGCACGTTTAGCGTCAGACGTTGCTTTGTATTCCTTGTCTGTTAAAGACTCTATAGCCGATTTAGGTAAGTAACGCTCACCAGTAGCTTTTTTACCTTGAGTAGACGGTTTACCTGACTTGGTACCCCAGTCTTCCTTTGTCCATTTCTTAAGTGACTTCTGACTAGGTTTCATTTCTTAACAACCTTCTTAGCAACCTTCTTAGCAGCATCAGATAGTTCTTTAAAGTGGAATAGGTTCTTACTTGATGCTGTATGTTTAGCACCTGACATTAACTTACCGTTAGACTTGTGAGTTCCACCCTTATGTTCTTTACCATTCTTAAAGTAGTGTTTCATTCCTGCAGCCATTACTTGTAACCCCCACCTTTAGCCTTATACTCTTTAGCAAGCATCTGCGCCTTACGGGCAGACCACTGACCTGCCTTACCACCCTTAGTTCCAGCCTTAATCTTATTAAAGAGGTTCTTACGCATGGTAGGTTTGGTGTAGTTACCCGCTTCGTTTACTTTGCTTTTAGGTTTCTTTGCAGATGCCATTTAAATCACCACTTTACTTTGTCAGCCCAGTAGGCTGCTGAGAGTTTACCTCTCTTGATGTTCTTGCCGTGACGAGCCTTAAAGGATGCTCGTTTCTTCTTCATCGCATCTGATTCACCAGCCTTAGGCTTACCAGCAGTCTTAGCGCCTTGTTCACCAAAGCGGATCATCTTAATGGTCTCACCTTCTTTAGCCAACACTACGTGAGACTTAGAGGGGTGCTTAGGTGTACGTTTAGGTTTGTTGTAACCTGCAAACTTCTCACCTCTGTACTCGATAGTCATCTAGTCCTCCTTCGACTTCTTAGCTGGGAGGATAAATACAGGCTCAGACGCTGAGACCTCTACCTTCTCTGTTTTAACGAAGCCAGCACGATCCATAAGATCTTTAGCCGCTGCCATACGTTCTTTAGCACCTAGCATGTCTGTGTCACCCATAACCTTGAACATAGTGTAGGCTGCCTTAGTAGAACTCTGTGCAATGAACTTACGGGTAAGCTCTGCAATCTCGTCTACGAGAGAGGCCGTGACGGAGGAGGTAGGTACGTTGTCTGAGTAGCCAGCCAGCTTCTTAGCTTTAAGAGGGTCACCCTCTGCTTCTTCGAATAAGACAGCCAGGAACAACTCCTGCTTATCTGTTAGTGCTCGCTTAGTCATTAGACATTCCTCACTGGGTTATAAAACTGCCTACCGGAAACAGAGATATCATAAGTTCCACCACCCTTGTACGCTACGATCTTGTCACCGGCATGTAGGTAGATTCTATCTGGCCCTACTAGTTTGTATGTATCATTGCCAGCTACAGAGTGGGCTCTCAGTACGTAGTGGTAGGTAGCATAGTCTGCGTGGTATATTAGGATTGAAATGTTATTAGTAGCTCCACCATTGGTAGCCACACAGAAATCTACCTCACAGTCATGTCTGGCTGGTACGGTATAAATAACGTCAGCACCAGCGCCAGTCGTTGTGGACGTGATGCTCACACTCTCGAAGAAGGTGTTGTAGTTAGTCGAAACCATAACTTATTACTCTTCCCAAGCTTCGTTGACATCAGGGGTAGAAGGATCGTCACCCTTAAATTGACCATCTTCGTCCCGAGCACGTTTCCTCTTAGGAGCTGCTTTCTTAACAGGCTTCTCTTCTTCAGCTCGCATAGCTGCACAGACGACCAAAGCCATCTCCTTGTCGCTGTAGTGGAACTCACCGTACGGGTCCGTCTGACCAACGACGTCACCACGACTGTTGGATACCATATCACCGTGGATAAAGTAACCTGCTTTGTTCAACTCTTTTTCATACTTCTTAAAGTTCATGAGTACTTCCTTTGTGAGGGTGGGTTAGAGGCCCCAATATTCTTAGCATACTTCTTAGCGTTAGCCTTACGGGAGAAGCTACGGTTCGCTGACTTGGGTTTAGCCTCCAGGTTCTTGGCGGAGTTGTCTTTAGGGTTACGATTCTTATGATCGACATCTTGACCATCTCCCTTCTCCACAACACCTTCCCTAGCAAGTGTAGCACGGGCAGCGTTACGAGAAGCACGGTTCTCTTTCTGCTCAGGCTTGGCATGGTACCGATCGTACTCTTGCCGATAGTTACGTTTATAGTTCTTAGAGCTTGACATAGCTTAGTCCTCAAACAAGCAGATGGAGGTAATTATTGTACCGTTCAATAACTTGAACTTAGTAGAGATAGAAGCAGGGTCCATACTCCAGCACCCAAAGCACTTACCACACGGAGTCTTCTCGTCAATCCAACATCCCATTACTTACCACCTTTCCATTTTTCAATTGCTTTCTCGCCACTGCGACCTACGATGTAACCACCAACACCAAGTGTCAGAAGGTTCCAGAGTTGCTCAGGCAGTTCAAGGGTATTCTCTAGTATAGCTGGGTAACCGATAGCTATGATCGGGAAGATCAAGTAGTTCATAGCAATGATACAGATAGCCACCATCATGAGGAGAGGACGCCAAGCTGATGTCAACCAATTGTTTGAACTAGCTTCAGCAAGTACAATCTCACCTCTCATTTTCTCTAATGAGTCAGTATGCTCCAGGAGAGCTAACTTAGTCTCCCTCTCTATCTCAGCACGTTTGTCTGAGTCAGGGATAACCTTCTTCAGTACGTCCCCTAAGATAGGAGCTAGGATAGGGAGGAGAGCTGAGAGCATTATACTAGACCACCTTTAATTATAAAACCTACGATACCTGCTATAAAACTACCACCAACAATAAACAATAAACGAGTCATGTTAGCATTCATAGAGTCTTGGCCTCTACGGAGATAGGACAAGTTGGTCTTCAACTCTACCATCTCCTTCTCGAGCTTATGATGGTCTTGTACGTACACCGCTTGACGATCCGATATCTTTGATACATCAGACCTTAGCAGATCAATGTCTTCTTTAACTGATTCGAAGTCTACCATTTCTCTCTCCTCCATGGCTTCCTTCCTTAAGTATTTAACGTGGGTAGGATTTCCACGATAGCTGGTAGTGTGGCCCGTCAGGGAATGACTTCCAGTCACCTCCCCATTCCATATCTACTTTCAACTCTAGAGCAGCCTGTTTCATCGCATCAGCGATCTTGTGGTACAGTGGCCAATCCCACCGTACTTCACTATCTACGTAAGCACCTAAGTCGACTGCATGGCCGGTTAGATGTCTAGAACGTAGAGTAGTGGATGCACCTCGTAGCTTGAGGGCTTTCTGTCTTGTAAGAGAACGGAGACCTTCAAGTACTGTAAAGTCTTGCTCAGTAATCTCAATGGCACGTTCAACGACTTTGACTAGGTCAGGATGGACACCTTCCAGGCGTTCCTTACTCCTGTTACCTAAACGATAAGTCATTCCCAGTCCCTCTTCCTGTTAGGATCCCTAACGTCTGAGGCGGTGAGCATACCTTCGAGGTACATGCTTCGTTCCATCCTATCGAGGGATATCCAGTTACCTGTGTCGTTGTAGTACTTCTCTCTAACGTAGAACACATCGCTTCTTGGAATGTGTATTGAACGGAGAGCTTGAATGTCGTTGTCTGCTAGTGCTGTGAAGAAGTCACTTAGGACATCGTCCCCAGGGAGGTCTACCTTAATGTTGGTTTTGTATGGTTGTTCCATATTCTTTCTCGTTGTAATAGACACAGTTATAGCATAAGGCTCTGCGTAAGTCAAGGGGTAAGTTGAGGGATCGACAAAAAAGTACCTTTTTAGCGGATAACGACAAAGAAGGAGGACTAGAGTATCATCAACTCCTACTTATAATCTGAGGATCTGGTACTTTAAGTATAACTATAAGTATACTCTTTAACTATATTAACTAGTAGTTGGACTATATACTATAAGTTATACTTTAAGTATATACTATAAGTATAGTTATAACACCTCTTAGCCGCGATGTCAATCCCTAATCTTATACTTTAAGTTTATTTAATGTCTTGACTAATGAGATGTAGGTGTTTTAGTTGTCTTCCTAAGTAACCTAAAGGTATTATACACTAAGTACTTTACCCTGTCAACCCTTAATTACCCTAAAGTACTAACAAACAGTAACAAACAGCTCACATAGGCTATTATACGCCTACTTGGTAACCAATGTGGTTAACAGACTGAAAATACCCCTCTCTGTCAGTGTGGGTATATAACTACGCGTATACCCCCACTGGCCCCTCTGGACCCCTTGTCAACCCCTGACGTTACGTCATTTTGCATAAACTTCGTGATAGTAGCGGATCTGCCACAGTGATAAATAGGTCACACTGCGCGGTTACATTCAGTTTTTAACAGGCGACTTGGCTGATAGTAGTTTTCATATACACTTATAGGTCAGCACTATTGA